CACCAGAAGTGTATGTAGCACTAGTATTATTTGCTAAAACAAAGGTATTTGTATCTGTTCCAACACTAAGAACTGTAGCGTTTATCTTATTATATCCAGATGGGCTCGCTCCAGCTACTGTAACTACGTCTCCTGCCTTAAGAGTATGTGGGACAGTAGTCGTATAAGTTACGTTGGTGCCGTCCTTAGTTGCCGCTGATATATTAACTAGTTTAACTAAGCTTGCATCATTGCCTGCCATAAAGATAGACTTATTAAAAAATCTAGATTGCTCATACCTTGCTATTCTACTATCTATCTGCATAGTTCTATTGTCAGCATTAGTAGAGAATACTGGGGAGTCTTGTGTAATTATTGATGGATGGTCTACTGTACCGAGTGATGCGGTAACTGTTGGAATTTGTACAGATCCAGAAGAGTTGTGATACATCCAGTTTTCTGAGTCAGAGAATGTAAATAGGGTTTTACTATCTGCTGCACCAGCTGATGGGTTAGACCCAGAAGAAAATACACCAATCTCTGATATCTCATATCTTTCAGTGGTTGGTAGCTCTGCCGTAAATACTATCTTAGATATACCATCCTCATTAACATATCCACGAGATATAATTGGCACTCTAAACATCTCAAAGTCTAATGTCTGATAATCTGAATAAACACCTAAAGAACCATTAGACACTATCGGCTTGGCCCCACAGCCAATGGCTATATGTGAGGCATACGCAGGTGCCTGACCAATTAGATATTTGGCAAGAATGTTTCTGCCTGTATTTGTAATCATTAATTATCTCCTAGTACATTGTACCATTAAATGAGTTTTGTATCGTTATATGCAGATATAGATGTAAGAATTTCTACCTCTACCTGCTCACCAAGTTTCATATTAGTTACTTGAATCTCTAGCTCATTAGAGGAATTTATCTTTATGTGGCTAGCGTCAGTGCTTGAGAACTCTTCAATGGTATGAATATCTAAACTGATTGGAAAGTTTGATAGGTAGTTGCTAGATGAATCTGGCATTGGAATAATGTTTTGAGAACTATACTGAATAGCAATATCATTTAAATTAGTTATAGGCTGATATGCTAGACCACTGCCAGTTATTAGATCGTGTCTAGATAGGCTAATCAGTTCCTGTCCACCAATATCCTCAAAGATGAGGTTTGTCATTAACTCTACTGGTAGAGTTTCTTGGTTTACCAATATTATATCTGGGGTAGCAACCTTAACTGATGTAGTTGGTATTGCAGCACTTCCTCCGCCACCACTAGAGCCAGTAGATGCCGAATTATCTCCAACAGTCGTATACCCCTTTTTACCAAAGGCTATATCTGGAGCAGCTGATACATTTGATCCAGGAGCATTTCTAGAGTCCGCCGCTATTATCCAAGAAGAATTAGATCCAGGTGCATTTCTAGAGTCCGCTATTATCACTGATGATGCATTAGAACCAGGAGCATTTCTAGAATCTGCTGATGTTTTTGCTAAAATCTTTTCCCATGAATCTGCTGATGGCATACTACACTACCTCACTTAAATAAACTGTCATGTCTGGGCCAGTACTAGTTTTTTGATATTCTATATTATAAACAATAAACCTTGTAGATGGATCAGCAATCTGACTTATTCCATCTTTTACATAATCAATATTTACGATATCTCCTAGCTGAATTGTAGGATTAGCAAAAATCTTTACGCCTACAGATAGTCTTGGCTTTGCTATTTTTGATAAAATCCAAGACATCATTTCAGTAGCAGCGTCTTGACTTTGAATATATGTAGCGTCTAAGTTAAATTCATTCTTACCATAAATTAACCTACTAGATTTTATATCATAATAATCTTTCTTTGCTACTAATGGAGAATCAATTAGGGTATTATTGACTATTTCTGGACTAGAGAAATCGCTCTTTTTAGAGTAGAACTCATCTACCGTGAGGTCAGACTGCGAGCCCTGCGTAAATGTAATACCAAGAATTCTTAAATAATTTCCACTTGTCTCATCAAGTGTCAGAGTCATATCAGTATTGTTAAAGATAAGGAACTCTGCACCATATGATCCGCCATAGAATCCAGATACAGTATATCCACGAAGACTGTTAAACGTTGGAGCTATCTTTGAGTATAGTGCTGGATATGCTTTATCATACTTAATATTAAAGTATGATGCCTCTCGCATAATAGTCCCAAACTCTTCGTAGTATATGTTGTGTTTTGGTGGCTCTGTAGCACTTATTCCAGATAGGTATGTAGACTGTACCATTCCACTTATGGCATATTTTCTAAATGACTCATTGGCTGTAATCTTGCTATCTCCGAATACTGAATCAGCAACTAGGTCTGTTCCAAATGAACTATTTTCTGAGTAGTTATTAGACAATGCGTATAGGTTTTCAAACATGCACTTAGATGATCCACGAACAAACATAGCAATGTTGTTATATATTGGTAATGGTGAGGTATCCTCTAGTGTGGCTACTTGAGTATTGTTTAGGTATAGATAGAACCTTCTTACCGATCCAACATCCTGATACTCTACAGCAATATCGTAGACAGTATTTTTTGATTCATCTGCAACTCTAGACTGACCAACAAATGTTCCGCTATCTACCTGTACCTGAGCAAGTCCTCCTGGCCAGATATCCTTTGTGCCAACTGTATTTAGAAATACTGGAATGGCTTTATCGCTATCTGCTCCAGCTGATGAATTTCTTTGTAACTTATAGAATGTTATATTCTTTATCATGGTTGAGTCAACATACTGTTGCGTATTATCCTCAGATAGCGCAGTTATTTCAAAGTAATACCCCTCGTTGGTACTAGGGTTAACCATTATAGCTAGGCCACCACCACCACCTGAAATTGTAATGTTAGCACTACTATCTTTTTGAGTTGCAGTATAGTATGGGGTAGCACCAGTAGCTGACTGAACGCTAGTGTCGTTATTCTGAACCTTGCCAACTATTCTAATCCTAGTTCCAAAATTCTTAAATGCTGTACCAGTTGTAGATACCTTGCCAGTTTTTGCATCTACATTTGTAACTGCAAGTGGCTTATAAACATATGACAAAAAGTCCTGTGGAGATTCGTCAGCGGCAAAGGGTGGTCCTTCCATAACAAAAGAGGATGCCTGAACTGTTTGTCCGTTTACCTTGCTAGATGTTGACATGTCTGCTTCTTGAGCATATGTTTGACTCAAGAAGTTTTTGATGATTCCACCTCTTGAGGTTTTACTAGCTAATGACTTTGAGTCAATGCCAGACTTTCCTCTGACCGTAGATACTCCATTAGTATATAGTAATGATGGATTAAACAAATACTTTGACTCCATATTACAGCCTCTAACTGGTGTAGTCTTAGCATCACTATTTGTCCAATAATTATTTATTCCAGCTGAATGACTAGTTATAGTTGTACCAAACTGGCCTCGACCATGTTTTGCTACTGCTCCAGATCTCAGGAATGTTACTCCATTGACAATATCATAGTTTGGTTCTGCGTAGATTCTTACACGGCCTGTAGGATATATTTTCCCATTGAATGATATTTGAGAGAAATAATTTTGATAGTCTTGAATATTTGATATCCAAACGTTGCCGACGGATGCAACATTGTACTCTACAGCGTCATACTTAATTACTTCTCCATTGGCATAGAAGTATCCTGTATATCTAGGCATCCAGTATACGGCCTCGCCAAGATCAATAATATTATTTATAACTTCGCCGTTATAAACAGATGGTATATCTGAGGTGAGTGTAGAGTTAAGTGGTATTGCAGCTAAGGCATACTTACCCTGTGTAGCAGCTTCATTATTAACTGATTTTGTGTTTCCAGATCCAGACACTTCCCAAAGCATTGCAGGCTTGTATATCCATCGCTTTTCTTTATCTAGAAGATAAGCCTGTTTAATTGATCCATAGCTTTTTTGAATGTATCTAGTTGTATAAGAAATCTTACCATCATTGTAGACTGTGTTATTTTGAGAAGTTATGTCCACTATATTTGCGATAGTCTTATTAGTTCTCTTATTCTTAACTACCCCAGATGATTCGCTATCCTGCGAACCATAAAGTGTTATATCGGTAGTTCTATCTGCTACTGCTGGCATCATATAGCCTTTAGTCATTAAGATGAAGTTATTAACCTCATCAAAGAACATGGCAGTCTGAGTAGATACTGCTAGAGACTGCAAGACCTGTGCAACTGTTTGCTTTGGGCCAATAAAGAAAAATGGGATTATCGGGTCTAGCTCGGATGGCAAACGCTTAAATTCATAGTTTGAGAATCCGATAGAGTCCATCAATAATGAGACTGCATATGATAAAGAAACATCTTCTATTAAAATTTCTGGTGCCGTAATTGATTCAAAATAAAAGTATAGATCTCTAAGCTGTAACGTTACTGTTTGATCTTTATTACTTATTGTTGGAAACCCTTCAGAGTACATTGTCTTTATTGGAACATAGTGATTAACCGATTGCTCTCTACCTGTTACTGCATTAATTATGGGAACGTCTACTATTATTTCATAGAACTTTATTTGCATATGTCTATTAGTATACTTTGCAACAATGCTATTAGGATTTTCAACATTAAATGCTTGGTCATAGTCAAAGATGTCTAGCGATCCAGTTGCAGCTAATAGTTGTCCTACTGGAAGACCATCTACTCCCAAATCTGATGCTGGCTTTTTGATTGAAAAACTTTTAGTTTTTTCTGAAAGATCTACAACTAAGCGTGGAGATAATTCAATTAGATCTAAGGTTGATCCAGCCTTATTCATTGTTTCAGCAACAATTCTTATGCCATTAATATAGGTGAACTCTTCTAGCTGAATTTTTCCATCGGCTGGATTTATGTGCATCTTGTGATTTACGGTATCAGTAACTACGCTAGTTGTTTGAGTTGTCTGACCATCCTCTAGATACCAGCCAAACTTTGGCTCAAATGATTTATATGAGTTATCGATCCAAACATAATATCTGCCTGGCTCGGATGCATTTTGTTTTACTAGATATGCATGTCCGTTAACATTAGTAATTGGTAGTAGTGACTGAGATGTATACTGTCCGTCATAAACAAATATGTCTTTAAAGTCATTAGGAATTATTAGTCCATAAGATATTTCGACGTAGCCATCTGTACCGATTACTGGAGATCCGTCTACTCGCTTGCTGTGCTCGTCAAACTTGATTGCATCTATCCAGTTATTATTTGAATCTAGGTATTGAATTTTCCAAATAACTGGGGTTGTTTTATTAGTATCTCCATAAAAAGGATCTGCAGAGGTTCCGAAAGAACTAGAGAATGGTCCTAGGTCTACATTGCCAACATTGGTCTGCAACTTAGTTATAATTCTATTAACTGGTATCTGATTTTTATATACAACATATGGTACGGCATCGTCGATATAGTTACGATTATTTATAATTCTATTAGCAATTCCATAGTCAATGCCCGACTCGGTTCTAAATGATGTCCAGTACTTAAAAAGATCATTCTTGTCTGCCATATAGTATCTAGGACGATTAAACATTTCAGAATTACTGTGATGTAGATATTTAGTAACGCCATATCTTATTTTATTAATTCCAGAGCGTGGTCTAAATCTGGTAAAACAGTCCTCTAGGGAATATAAGAGTGACTCTTTGGCCTTCTTGGATATAAAAAATATTGGTTGGTCTGTAGCAGTGTCCATGCCACCATCGATAATAGTATCTGCATCTGTAGCACCAGTATAAAAATTTCCGACATCATTAATATCAAATGAGTTTGGCAGGGTTGAGTATATTGAAGATGGTCCAGCAAATTTACGGTAACGATAATTACCAATGCTGGCAAGATTATCTGCAAAGTTCATATTCCATTCTGCAAAAACTGCAGACTGAGACTTTATAGTTGATGCTGTCTCTAGGTGAGAGTTTAATTCTATATCAAGGAACATGCTAAGCCTCTTCCAGGCTAACAGTTATATTCCAAAGGTCTCCTTGATTATTACTACGGCTATCAACGGTGTAGGTGATGTCTGATATAAACATTTCTACTATCTGGTTATACTGAGTTAGTCTTCCATACTGATTAGGCTGCCCCTCAAAATTATCTGGTCTATCGTATGCCAAATACACCCAGAATGAGCCTTCATGATTTTCATACCAGTTTAGAATGTCTACTCCACCAGCACCGCCGTCTACAGTATATTCCTGATCTGCACCACTAGATCTTCCATACACACCAGCCATATCTGACTTTCCAGTTGTTGGGTCAAAGTCTGGGAATATTGCATATGATCTAGATGGAAGTTTTGACCAAGATACTGACAGAGTAAGCTTATCTGCAATATGATATGAGCGCATACGACCGTTGATCATACGCTCTTTTCTATCTATCCTGGTTGGCTTAAAGTCTAGTGGGCCTCGATTATGATCTGATAAGACTATAAACTGGTCTGCTAGAGACATGTCAGTTATTGATTCTGGATTTGTTCCAACCTCATATCCATCTGGAATATAAATTCCATTGGTTAGAGTTCCAGGATTTTCGGACCAAAGCATTGCTTGTGGTCTATGAAATTTCTTCCTGTTAGTTATATAGGAATTACTAGCCATTGAATCTGTTTCCTCTAATACGCTGTCCGTTAGTCTGGTTAATCTTACTCATTACAGCTTGTGCAATTTGATCAGGGTTTGCATCTGATTTAACATTAACACTAACACTATAATTATACACTGAACCATCATAGTTTGTATTAGATACTCCAACGTTGGTAGAAACATTATTTCCTAGGGATGCGCCACTATTGATTGCTCGTAGATTATCTACGCCAAAGTTATCTACCGCAAACTTTTTAACAACAAATTCTCCTGGAGTGAGCATTGCAGGAACAGTATCTGTGCCCTTGGCATATCCACCAACTGCATAATAGCTTGGAACCATTCCTCCAGTTGATCTATTAATATATCTACTTAAAGACATTCCCGAAGCCTGGAATGCGGCCTTAGATGAAGCGATAGCAGCATCTGTTGGAATATTTGCTGTAGTAGTTGTCTTTCCAGCTGCTTCGTTTGCAGCATTAGCGGCCTGTGGGCCTGCTGCAGCAATAGCGGCATTGTATGCAGCAAGGCTTGTTGTAGCGGCATCGATGCTTAACTTCCAGTCATCCCACTGAGATTTTTGGTCAGCAATGTTCTTGAGGCTTGCATCTCTTGCACGAGCAGCAAGATCGTATGCAGTTTGTGCTGGATCAAGCTGACTAATCTGAATGTCGAGGATCTTTTGCTGAATAACTGCAGATGCATCTTCAATTTCTTTTCTAGTCATTAGTTTACCGTTAATGCTAACAACTTGAGCATCTAGCTCGCTCTGCTTGGCATCGTCCATAGCCTTCTTTTGGTCAGCAATGGCTGATGAGGCATTTTGGGCATTTATATCCTGTGCTGCCTGAGCAGCTGCAGCAATGTCTCCAGAAGATAGTGCCTGTGCAAGACTTAGTTGACCCTTTTGCTGATCACTTATTCTTTGATTAATTGTAGCAACCTTGTCAAGGGCCTTAGCACGTTCATCATACTTCTTATTAATTGCAGTCTCTAAGAACTGAAGCTTACTTAATCCATTGTTATACTGATTTAGTCCAGTTGTAGTTCCAGAACCTGTTTGAAGATCCTGAATATCCTGATTAGCCTTTAGAATAGTTGCAGATAGGGCAGATGTATTCTTCTCAAAGTCACGATTTATTATTGATGACTGAATGTCTAAATATTTTGTTCCAGTATCATATGTCTTTTGGAATTTCTCTTGAGCCGTAGTAAGACTATCTGTAGCTGTTTTTTCAGCCTTTAACGAATCTATTACAGACTGAACTGCCTTAGCTCTAGCCTTAGCCCCTACCGTGGCCCTAGCAGCCGCAAGGGCGGCCTGAACGTCTGAACGGGCAGCCATAGTCTTAACGCTCTCAGCATCCAGTCCAGCAGCCGTCAGTGTCTTCCTAGCCGATAGTTCTGCTGCTGCTCCAGATACAATTCCCTTTTGTGCAATCAAGAAGTCGCTAATGGTCTTAGTGTTAAATGCAGCCAAAAGTGCCTTGCCGTGTTCATTGAGAACCTTAGTACCATTTGGAAGAGTCTTTAGGTAATACTTTTGTGTTGCTGCATCTGCACTAGTAATTGCTGCGATAAACTCTGAGTTATAGCCCTTCTTTATCATAGACAAGTTCATGATATTTGCTGCAACAGAAGCCTTCGTATCTGCTAGAAGCTGCTTAGGGTCTGTTCCGCCGCCACCACCTGTGGTATCTCCACCAGTCAGATCAACATTTGTTACTCCTGCAGAAGAACCCAATGCGGCTGCTTTTGCTCCAGCAATCTTTTTAGCAGCCTGATCTGCAGTAAGTCCAACAGTAGATAGTTGTGCAATTAGTTGTTTTCCAACTGTTGGATTTGCAGCTGCAATTGCGAATAGGTCTAGTTGTGCCTTGGTTGAGTCAAACGCTTTACCATTTTTGAGAGTAGCTCCAGAAAGCTTTTGAATAGCTGCGCCACCCTTAGTTGCCTGCGGACCAAGTGTTTTTAGAACTGTGGCCATGGTTGCGGCCTTTGTACTAGACTTTGCTAGACCATCCTGTACTGCCTTCATAGTCGCTTCGAAGTTTTTCTTCGACATTGACTTATTTCCAAACTGTCCAATAGCACTGTTTATATTGTCAGTTATTGTGTTTGCACCAGTTTTTAGATTATTATTTACCTTTGCAAATTTTGGATCTAGATTTATCTTTGCTACAGCTAGGTCTTCTTTTTTCTTAATTTCACCTAGCCCCCTCTTGGCAAAATTATTCTGAATCTTAGCGGTCTCATACTCATCTGATCCAACTTTGGCAGTATTTAGAATATTTTGTGATTCTGACTTTTTCTTTTCTAGGTCTTGTCTGGTATTAGTCAGATACTTGATTCCAGTTACAGCCTTTTTCTTAGCCATTGCCTCATCTGATATATCCTTACTAGATATACTAGCAAGATTTTCTTTAATATCTTTAGTTAGCTGTGCTCGACCCTTCTTGGTATTGATATCAATACTAGCAAAATCTAAGACTAGATTGGTCTTTTGTGCCTTTATCTTTACTGCAGTTAAAATAGCATCGATGCTTTTTTGATCAAAGCCTGCGCCCTTAAGTTGGTTGGCATATGAACTTAGGAAATTCTTTGCGGCAGCATCTGACATAGACTTTACATTGCCAATCATTCCACTAATCGCAGACTTAGGATCCTTAAACTCTGCACTATCCATTAGAATATTTACATCATTAGCCTGCTTTGCACCAACACCAGTAGCCAATGATGTTTTTGCGACCGCTAGCCTATCTTTACCTGGAGTAATACCAGATAATTTACCAAACTCAGCCATAGCTTTAGCACCATTTGCATGAGCCTTAGTTGAATTATTAATTTGATCAAGCTCACGCTTTCTTGCCTCATTAGCCTGATTATTTAGAATTACCATCAAGGCGATTCCGCCAGCCAGTAGAGCTAATACTGCAACTACTGGTAGTGCAGCCATAACCATTTCACCAGTAAGTGCTACAGTAGAAATACCAAGTGCAGAAAATAGCGGTGGAAGCATAGATGCAATGCTTATAAAAGGCAATAGACTCTGCATGAATCCACCAATTGGTCCAGGCATCATTGATAGTGCGAATACTGCTGCTGTTGCAGCACCACCCATCTTTGCCAAGCTTCCAGAAGTCTTGCTGAGAACCTTATCATCTAGAAATGCTGCCCCCTTAGCTTTTCCTGCTGCATAACGCTCTGATACTGCAGTTCTGGCATTTGATGCTTTTTCTGCTAGAGAGTTTTTCATCTCTGTTAGTCGTTGACCGAATGGCATCTTTGCCATAGTTTGTCCAGGAAGTAGTGGTCCTTCCTGTCCATAAGGAACCTTCTTTTGCTTGCTGCCTGCCATGTAGCTGCCATCGGCTATTGCGTCAGCTATCTTCTTTCCCTTAGCTGCTATGATACCAGAAGATATTTCTGCAGCAATTCCCTTGTCTAGTCCTAGAGATACTGCTCCAGCTATCTTATATCCACCAGCATTATATTCCTCTAGTGCAGCTGCAATAATCTTTTCATTGCCAGCAGTGATAACTGCGGCGATAGCACCATTACCACCCTTAAGTGCTTCGATATAGTCAAAGCCCATCTTTTGTCCAGCTACGACTAGCTGTTGCGAATCATCAATTAGACCAGTCTTTACAGCCTCTACAGCCTTATTGCCACCGATTCTAAATATTTCCTTTAGCTGCTCAAAGATAGACTTAGCCTCATTAGAGATCATCCTACCTTCATTAGCAAGATTGCTCGGTGCGGCTGCTACTGAAGCCTTTAGCTTTTCAACAAATGGTGAGGCACCTCTACGAGACTTTGAGGCTGACTTAATTCCAGATTGAGAGTAGGTAGTTTCTGCAGCACCCTCTGGCCCCATGCTAGGAGACTTTGCTACAGCCTTGCTCTGTTTCTTTTCTTCTACAACTGCAGCATCTATCACTACTGATTCATCAGATAGGGATTTGGTGTTTTTCTCGACTGCCTTAGTTTTCTTTTTAACTGCCTCTGTACTCTTATTGGTAGTTGCACTTTCTAGTTCTAAGTCAAATGCTTGCTTTGTTTTAGCATTAGCAATTTTTTTAGCTAATTCTGGATTAGTTTTTTCAATTGCTTCGAATGATGTCTTTTGCTCACGTGTCATCATTCGCTTGCTAGCAATTGGAGTTTGGCCTGTTTCAGTTATAGACTGAACATCCTCAATGTACTTTTGATTTTTTCCCTTATAGCTTTCTGGACTAACTGCTACTCTGTTATTACCAGAGGTTGAAGCATTTGTCTTTTTAGACTCTACAGTCTTTGGAACAGTCATTTCAGCAAGAGCCTTTTGAGCAGTACCCTTTACCTGAGAAGCTGTCTCCTGGTATACCTTATCCATTGTGCTGTCAAAAATATCTCCAGTAATTGCCATATCGTCACCGAATTGTGCAAATGCTAACTTAGTCTTCTCATCTAAAATCTGCAATGCCTTTTTTATTTCAGCCTCAGATGCTCCCATAGACTTCATATTAGAAGCTATTGGGCCATGCATCTCTTGTCCACGATAGTCAATTTCTGACTTCATTCTTGCACCAGTTACAGATCCTGCACCCTTGCCACCTGTTTGCCCTAGGGCATTGTTTATATCTGAACCAAGTAGGACTACCTTATTAGTAAAAGTTTTAAAAGTTGTGTCTAGAAGATCCTCTACAGACACACCTAGAGTCTGAGCTTCGTTTTGAAGGAATTTTGTAGCAAGCTCTACAGATCTAGTACCCTCGGCTTCGGCTGCGGCCATGATTTCTCTACCAGACATTTCTGGTCCTGCTGCACCGAAGTGTGCTAACTGAGCTCCGCCTGGCATATTCTTAGATATATTACCTGCGCCAGAAGTTCCCTTTGCATATCCTGGAACTACAACTTTTTTACCAGATAGTAAAGCACCAATTAGAGCAGGATTTTTCTTTACGGTATCTACTGAAAGAACTACCTCTCCATTAGAAAGGTTTGCAGGAACAGAATCAGATGTTGACGTTCCAGGGCCGTGGACTACTCCGCCAGTGGCAAAGCCCTTAGCTGCTCTTCCAGCAACGGGAGCCATGCCCATGCTACCCTGAGCAATGATAGCACGTTCATATGCTGACGTGAGAAGATCTACGGATGCTGCTTCTGCTGTGAATGTCTGCTGAAGCTTAGTATGAATTTGATCAAGCGATGCAGCAACTGCTTCTGCTCTAATCTGTTCTTCTGTAAGATAACTTGTAGTCTCTCCGAGTGTCTGAGATGCTGATGCAGTTCTGTTAAAGAAAGACTTAATATTTGCAAAAAGCTTAACAATGTTTGCTGCACCATTGGCAACAAGACCAATAACCATTAGTAGTACTGGTGCAAGTCCACCGATTACCGCAATACCTACGACAGCAAAACTCTTAAATTGATCGCTCATACCATTAAAGCCGTCGAGGATTCTAGATACAAATCCAACTATTGGGGTTACAGCCTTTAGGAATGCCTCTCCAACTGGAGCAAGATTCTTTTGAAGATCAGCAATTGACTTCTGGAACTTGTACATTGGAGAAGATGAAATCTTATCTAATTCTTTTCTAGATAGTGCAGCTAATTGTATTCCAGACATGCTAGCAAGACCAGCAGCCTTTGCCGCCTGGCTACTTTGATCAGTCACATTCTTAAGAAGTGTAGAGATACGTGCAAACTGGAACTTTCCGAACATCATCTCGATGGCACGTGCACGATTAAGTGGATCTATCTTATCTAGTGCTGTTGCAAAGTCTACTACAGTCTTCTTTAAGTTTCCCTTATCTTGCTCAACTATGCCCTTGACATTTACACCAAAGCCAGCTAAAAATTCTGACGACTTCTTAGTTGGATTAATTAATGCTGCAAGGCCAGACTTTAAAGCATTGGCTCCCTCAGATGCATTAATTCCACCTTCCTTCATGGCAGTCATGAAGAATGTTAGGTCTTCTACTGTTCCACCTAGCTGTTTAACAACTGGTGCTGCCTTTGGGATGGCAGTTGTCATATCTTCGATACTTAGGACTGTTTGGTTTTCTACGGCGTTAAGGAAGTTTACTTTTCCTGCTAGCTGTTCTGCTGATAATCCAAATGCATTTGTCAGTGAGATAGTTGTCTCTAGTGCTGTATTTTGATCTACCCCACCAAGTGCAGCAAGCTTGCTAGCATTTCCAACTTGAGCTAATAGATCTGCTCCAGTCTTACCCATGGCAGCTGCCTTAGCAGCCATTGCCATTGTATCTGCTACAGCAATACCATACTGAGTATACTCTGTAGCCAAGTTTTTAATAGACTCAACCATTCGGTTGGTTTCTTGTATGCTAGTATTTAGATCTCCATAAACACGTTTAATGTTTACAGATGCCTGCTCAATTTGCATATATGCTTTAGCTGCAGCTGTTCCAGCCATAACAAGTGGAATGGTAAAACCAACCATAAGCTGGCGACCTGCCCACTGGGTATTTTTACCAAAGTTTAGAAGATTGGTTGAGCCTTGTTTTAGAAGCTGATTCAGAAGCTGTTGCTTTTGGGCAGCAATAGCAGTTTTAGTTTGTAGGTTGTCTAAATCTAGCATTAAAGGTCTGACAGCAATTGCCTTCATGGCACCATTTGCGTCACGACCTAGTTGAATATACTGTGTCTGTAAGCTCTTTACACGTTCACGGGCTACCTTATCGATAACCCCCATCTCAGTTTTAAATGCACCACCAAATGACTTAGTGGCAGCTATGGAATATTTAAAATATTGACCGAGAGAAAGTTTGTTCTTTTCTAGTGCTGTAGTAAAAGACTCTGTAGTAGTCTTTATGTTTCTTATTTCAGCTGAGAACTTGCCAGTTGCGTTTAGGTTGTTAATTAAGTTTTGTTGCTGTTTAGCTGCTTCGGCAACTTGGGTAGCACTGCCCTTTGCGAGTTCAGTCTGGAAGACTGATATTTGTCGTTGTAAATTTTTGATAGCTGATAAAGCACCAGACGTATCTACGTTTACATTAATATTGGACTGAATATCAGTCATCCAGAAGCACCCTCTTTTTAATTATTATGCAAGATTGTTGAGGAGATCTGTTTCTCCAAGCTTAATGCCCGAAGCCTCTTCAACGATCTTGTAAACTGTAGGAAGATCAAGAACGTCTTCCAAATCTGTTGCTGCAGCAAGCTTTGCATCATACTGCTCTAGTGCGATCTTTACGCACTCTAGAAGGATATCCAGTGACTTGTCATTGTCTTCTGCCACTGGAGCAATTTCCTCAAACTTCTTCATAAACTTTCGTAGAAGAGATAGCTTTAGTGGACGTGCCTGGATAGTCTTTCCATCGAGTAGTGTGATGGTCTTTTCTTCATTAACTGTAGTTGTCATATTATTTGTCCTCCTTGTAAGGTTATATCAATTATAACATAGATAGTTTTTATTTTTCAATAAGGTTCTCATAGCTGAGCCCCATACCAATACCGAATCCAGCCTTTTGAGCATTTACACCTTGTAGAGAAACAACATCATTTGCATTAGTTGCTGTTCCACCACTGAATACTCTAGCCTTCATGTCTTCCCACTTTTTCTGTGGACTTTCTTCACCCTGCTCTTCATCCAAGTCAACTCCCTGGATTGCTGCTAAGAATTTCTTCTCTTGATGATCTAATTCTCTTTTTGCCGATAGGGTAGTAACTAATTCTGGCATAGACAGTGATGTCTCAAGATCTTCATAGTCTTTCCAGATTCCTAGTAGAAATACTTCTGCCTCTAATTTTGCAAGATCTAGTGTATCCCAGGATGATCCCTCAGAATCTTTTGCCTTTCCAGGCTCATCAGCTGTGGCGTCATCTATCTCGGTTCCGAGCTTAATTCCAGCTGAGAGATTTAGTATCTTATATATTGTTGGAAGATTTACGCTATCTTCTAGATCATCGATAGTCTTTATTGTTGGACAGTATTGTTGCATAGCTATAAGTATACATTTTGATAATGCAGAGATTACGTCATCCTCACTTACTGATGACTTTACATTATCAAACTCCTGCATGAACTGTCTAAGATATTTTATTTTTAGTGGTGTTATGTATAGACTAGTGCCATCAATTAGACGAATAGTCCCACTCTTATAAATTTCTGTAGCCATATAATTCTATTGTACCCTAAAACAAAATCGCCCACCCAGAAAACTGGGTGAGCGACTTCTATTCAGTTATTATTTAGTTATTAGCTAATTAGTGAGATTGTACGGTCTACAATCTTACCGTATGAAGCTGCGTTGTTAGGTAGCAAACGGAATGAAACAGCAAACTCGGTTGCTGCATCACGCTTAGCTGATACTGTAACGGTCTCAATTGATAGTGCCTTGTAAGCAACGTAGATACGCTCGATTGCGTTACCTGCCTTGCAGTCACCAGTTCCTGGACCAACAGCTACTAGACCACGCTCAACTGGACATTCTCCAATGTCACCAGCTGATAGGTTTAGCACGTCATTGCCAGCAAACTTGGTTCCGTTAGCTGCTACGTCTAGATCAGTAGACTTACCAGCAAGTGAGAACAATAGGTTCTCTAGAGTTGCCTCAGCGAAGGTTGTCTTTAGGTTAACCTTCATGCCCTGCTTGTAAAGCTTAGCTACGTCGAGCATCTGGTCAACCTTAACCTCACCGAAGTCAGGGTTGAAGTCTAGCTCTAGACCGTTGCTGGTGTAACCAACGTTACGGAAATCAGCACCAAGCTCAGAGTCCGATAGGGTCTCCTTGAATGATACGTCTTCTACTAGGCTAGGCAAGTCAGCGTCTGTTAGGAAGCTGTCTGCTCCTGGAGTTTGTGGATCATATGTGAAAAGTGCAGCTGCACCAACGATGATCTGTGAACTATTACCACGTGTATATGCCATAATTTTTTCACCTCTTTCTTTTAGGATAAAATAGGCGTGTTTCCTCAAAACTAAGTATACCAGCCTTTTTGGTATTTAAGATTTATGCCAATCATAGTCTATAATAAGTTTATTACCAGCAAATGTTCTAGCTGTTGCAAAATTAACTACGTCTCTAGTTTCCTGCAGCTGATATATCTTAATGTTATGAAAATATGGAAGAAGAAAATCTTCTCCATCTAAAGTAATTTTATTCTTTGTTTCAGTTAGGCCAGTTACTGGGTCAACAACATCGATTGTTCCTGATGCATGATTAGCTATCCAAGAGTTAAGATCTTTTGCAGAGTCGTCTCCACGATCAAGCAGGTCCTGAATATGTTGAGTCATTTCTATCAAATTGACTACTGCATTATCTGTTAGTGCAAAAAAGTAGTATAAAACCTGTTCTGATTTTATATATGGGAAAGGTGTCTTGCGCATCTTAAACATGCGGTCATATATTGCTGCCTGACCATTAAATCTAAACTTATCATTTGTATTATATAGACTATTTATGGTAAAGCCTTCTGCTACCGCTGCTAAATCGCTTGGCATTGTTGGATACATTGGAACTGCCCCAAACGTAGGACCAAGCTTTTGCTGTAAATAAGCATTAATAAGTTTTGGTGGATAATAGATTGCCATTATTCTATTATACCTCCCTTAGAGATCCATTCGTATCCAGTTTTAAATCCTATAGACTTTCCACCACGAATACCAGCAGCAAAGTTATCGCTGAATGGTTTTGGATTTTCTAAATGTGAAAATATGCCAGAAGACCTTATGTATGACTGAGTAAAATATCTATTAAAGAATTCATTAAATACTGCTTCGTATGCACCTTGTGCTTCTGGTCCACCTGGATCTAACACGGTAACTGTATTTTTAGTAAATACAGTTTCTCCATCAACCTCGAATGCTAGAACCGATGATCTTTTAGGGGATATAGTTACTGGAGTGCCCTCTTCCATAATTCTTGCTTTATCGTAGAAAGGTACATTAGAACCGTCTTTAATTGCTGAT